GTCGCGGAATTCAAGTGATAACTGCTCCAATGCACGTTCGCATTGGATTGCACCGTGGGAGCAACATTCCACGTCTTGAAAAAGGACCATCGCGCCTCCGGAGTCACCTCGGAGGCTGCGGCTACTCGCGTCAACCCCATCATGTATTCTAATCCACAGGAATCCATGAGGTCGGCGTCTTTCTTCCCACCAACATCGAACACTTTTGCCATCGTGCCCAGTATTGGTACATCTCCGTAGGTCCCGTGAATACCCACAGAGAGTGTTGACAGATAATCGCGAAAACGGGTGCCCTTGAAATGTCGACGGAAATTAGACATAACCATCATGAAATCTTCGGGTCTTTTACACAAGAACGGACCTCGCGGCGTGTGCACAATACCAGCACGGCAGAATCGGACGGCTTCGGTGACTCCAACACCTGGCCCATCCTGCAACAACTGCTCGATTTTGGTAACGAGTCCTAGTTCGCCCAAACGGCGACACCACGAACGGACCATGCGAGGGGAATACCATCGTTTCGGTATGATCAACAACGTATCATCACCGTCACAATAAAATTTTACTCCATCGTAGGCCTCTGCTGCCGGACCGAGCGCGTATTTCAGCGCCGCCATGGCCACGGCTTTGTTCCCTCCTGAGGTACCTGCTGTGCCGGATCCACGATTCCCAAAAATGCACATCTTGACGGGACCTGCCTCGACTCGACATTCATTTTGGGCTTGTAGGACCTTAACCAGATCAGGTAGTCGGTGTCCAGCCATCGTCTCTGCGAACAACAAAAATCGTTCACGTTCCCATTTCGCCAACCATCCCAAGGAACCGTCGAAAGACTTCATGTCTATCGACATAATCACGTCCCCTGGATGCACCATATTTTCAATGTTGCGACCACGCGCACAACCGTCATCACCATTTGCAAATACTTTATGTCCTCTTTTGTGTTGATAGTCGTGCATGGCTGCCTCCATCATGTCGCGATGACATCCTTCGGTGTAGATAGATGATCTGAGAGGTGTACCTTGCTTAACTTCAGAATTACCCACAGCACGTTGTGTCTGTATCAGCAACAGTCGGTAGCGGTCAGTGAGTTCTCCCCACTTAGCCATGCCCGCGTGGTATATGATGTTCGGATTATCCACCAACGGGGTGGTGGTCAACTCGGATTGGCATTTCCGGTAATGCTCTCGTTTTGTGCCACTGTATTTTAAGTACCGTTTCTGAGGATCCGTCGCATGGTAACCCTTCTGCCGTGCGATGGTAGTAAAAATTCGATACATCGAGTCGAGTGCCTTCTTATAGCCCCGTGCGTGCCGTTCCTTGATTATGGCAGGTTTTGTCGGATCACCCAAGTTCTGAC